CGAACAGTACCGACTTAGCGGCTGTTCCTACTGCTGCAACATTTGGGTTCTCGTACACTGGGTAGCCAAGCAAGGTTGCTGGCTGTCCTGGGACTGCTGAGTTGGTCCAGATGTAGTTACCTGCACCATCCTTTAGCTTGCGAGCTGCTGCGATACCTGACTTAGCCATCTGGAAACCTAGACCTGGAAGCACACGAGCACCATCTGCGATGCCGTAAACAAGGTCAATTAGGTTCTCGTAGGAAGCTGCACCAGATACTCCGGTTCCACCAGTCACTACTGAGCCAGCGGCTGCAGATAGCTTTGTGGTTAGAACTGAGTTTGCCTGTAGACCCAATGAGGTTCCAAGCTGCTGTGCAATGTAGCTAGTGATGTTGAATCCAGCGTCAGTCACAAGTTCCTGAGCAACCTGCACTAGAGCACCATACTTCTCAGCACCAAGAGTGATGGATGAGAAGGTTGGGTTGGACTCTGAGATAGTTCCTGCTGCTGCAACAGATCCAGCGGATGAAGTTGCGGTCACTGTTGGGATGACTAGGTTCTCACCAGAGGTGGTGTTGAATACCTCAGACACAGTTAGCATTGGGCCAACTAGCTGGGCAATCTCGAATACCTGGTCGTAGAAGCTCTGTCCAACAGTGTTGCTGGATGGAACTAGAGTACGAGCCTCACGAGCGAACTCGTATCCACGAACTTCACCTGATGCGATTGAGCGAAGGATGTCAGCGTCAGTGTTAGCTGCTGCTGTTGATGGTGCGAATGAAGCTGCTGCCTCTGCTGCACGAGCCTCACGCTCAGAGATTGAGCGAGCGGTTGAGATAGCTGTGTCGGCTGAGTCAATGTCAGCTTCGATACGAGCAATCTTTTGGTTTTCTTCTGCGGATAGACCACGCTTCTCAGCCTCAGCAATGTCAAGAACTTCTCTTGCCTGTGCGATGAGGTTGTTGCGAGCATCCATCTGTGACTTGATAAAGTCAGACATGATTCTCCTAATAATTTGATTTGAGGGGGTTCCTGCGGTGCTGACACTCAACAGACACAGCGGTGCTAACACTCAACTGATAACAACAAGTTTATAGGCAAAAGAAAACCCCAGCTCAGGAAGGGGGACCGAGCTGGGGTAAAGAAACTAGTTAGCGAGTTTCTTTTGCGTCAACAACCCTAACTTCTTTGGCTGGGTTATTTGCGTTTGTGTTGTCTAGCTCCCAGACTGCCTGAGCAAAGTCATCGGCTAGATCTCTAATGATACCTGCTGATGGGTTGCCGGCTGCCTTTAGTAGAGCTGCTTTGATTTCATCTTTGGTTGCCATGTTTAGATCCTTTTCAGTAGTAGGTCAAATTGCTTCTTTTTTAGGTCCAGCAAGTCAAGGCCGTTGTCTGCAACATCCTCGGTGACCTCTGGGTTTGACTTTAGCTTATTGACTACCTCAGTAATCAAGTTTGCGTTTTCCTCGTCTAGTTCCTCACCAGACTCTAGCTTTAGCAAAGCATCGGCAAGCTGGTCAGGGTTGATGGTTGGCTGTGAGCGAACTGTTGCAGTTGTAGAACTGTAGGCCGGAAACGACACAATACTTGTTTCGAACAATCTGACTGATTCCAAAGTTCTTGTCTGCCCATCTCTTGACCATGAATCTCTGATTACATTGAAACCAAAGCTCATTGAATCTATAACTTTAGTCCTCAAAAGCTCGGCAACATCTCGGCCTCTTGTAGTGTTTGGTAGCTGAGCTGTGACCTTTAGCCCAATCTCATCCTCGACAAGTTGCATGGTGCCACCTCTGAGTGATGCAAGTGGCTCACCTGAGTCATGGTTCCAAAGTAGTTTGACTTCATTGCGAGATTGTAGGGAACGCTTGAAAGCACCTGGGGCAACATACTCAATAAAGCCACCAAGGTCTTGTGATGGGGAATTGAAAACAGAAGCGTAGCCAGTAAAGGTCATACCATCGCCCTCAGCCCTGACCTCAAAGTCAACAGTGTTGGTTCTTACCTCTGACTCTTGAGCCTTTGGTCCGTCAATCTTTAGGGCAATAGCTCTTGCTACATCTAGCCACTTGTTTTTATTGTCCATGCTGTTAGTTTCCTCTGCTCTGATTCTAGCAACTACTGAATCAGCGTAGTCTTGGGTGCGTTGTGCAGCTCTCCTAGTTGGGCCTGATCCCCAAAGCAAGTGAGCAACAACACCGGCTGATGGGTAGTTGTCCGACTCTGGATTGGCATCAGGGGCATCTAGGTCCACAAGGTGCCTAGCAATCCAAGCAGCAATCCTGACCCACTTGTCATCGCTGACTGTGCCCTCTGCCATTGCTCTAGCTTCTCGGATAGTGCCAGGTGTGACACCATCGCCAGCTAGACCTTGCTCGTAATACTCAAGTCCACGCCGAGCTGCTGCCCTCATGTAGGCAGGTGCCTCTTGGTTGATGGCTCGCTCGTCTGGTTCCTCTAATGCAACTGGCTCATCCTCAACATAGTTGGGGTCCAGTTCCTCATTCATCTCAACCTCAACAGCAATCATCTTTGGTGTTGGTATCTTTTCTAGCTGGAACACATTTATGACCATGAGCTTGTCGGTTGGCTCAAAGATGCCATCCTCGTACTCAAACAGCTTGACCACTGCATAGTCGTTTTGAACCTCTGCAACCTGAGCTGCGACTCTAGGATCTAGCGGTGCCCAAGATACAAAGTCACCGACTTGAAGTAAACCAATGGCAGCTCGCTCGCCTAAAAACTCTGTCTTTTCAGCAAGGCTGATTGCTACTGCCTGGGCAATAGCTGACTCTTTGGTGTCATGGCAAGCAACAAGCTCGCCTGATTCCTTCTCGACACTCCAATTTGAGCACTCTGAGTTTTCTTGAGAAATGTAGTAAGGCACTATTTGACCACCAAGATTCTTAGGTTGCTGGAGCTGTCGGCTATTGCATAAAGCTCATCCATCGGTAGCAACTGAATGATACTTGTTTCTGTTGCTCTAGCGTGCATACCATTGGTCAGAGTGACATCTGGGCCACCGATAAAAATCTCATGGTTTTGATTGTGCTCATGATTGTGGATGCAGACATGCTGAACCCCCACGCTTGCAGGAACTACTAGAGTGCGTACATTGGCCACAAGGTCATAGCCATAAGTCTTGACAGCCATTAGACCTCGTAAACAGCTTGAGGATCGTTAGGGTCAATCTGAGCAACACCTTGCAACATTACGCTTGGGACTCCAGTGTGTTCGATTGCTGGTAAGCCTAGAGCTGCCAATACTTGCTCTGGTTTGAATCCAGCAGTGACCAATCGGTTTGCCATTAGCACTCGCTTATCCTCAGCAACAACATCTGTGTCTGCTAGTGAGATGTTGGCAAGTGGGACTCGGTACTGGTCGCCATTTTCAACCGGCTCCATGTCCTCAAGTCTGCGGATGTCGTTGGTTGAGTAGAAACCAGCCTGAGTACCAACTGAGTAGGACTGGACTCGTGAGGCTAGGTCTGCTCTTAGTAGGTCATTGAACTGAAACTTGATAAAGGCATCGCCAGGTAGTAGGCGAGAGAACGCTGCCTCAACCTTTTCTGCCAGCGGTCTTAGAGTCATCGAAACAAACTGCAAGTTGTTTTGCTCAACCGATGCGTAGCTTGCTGTGCCAGGTACACCTAGTAGGTGAAGTGGGACATTGAAAGCTCTGGCAATTTCCTCGACTGCAAACTTGCGTGACTCTAGTGCTTGGCTTGCTTCTGGATCAGTCTGAGTTGCAACAAACTTAGCTCCACCAGATAGGACACCTGTGCGATGTGCCCTGCGTGTGCCGTTTCTGTGGCGTGAGTCAAAGCCGTCTGCCAACTGTGAGGCTTGCTCGGCTGTAAGGTTGCCTGGGAACTCGATTACACCAGAGGCACTTGCACCAGTTCCAAAGAACCTTGAGGCATAGTCGCTTAGTGCGATGTTTAGACCTAGTGCTTGCTTTAGAGTTTCGACTCGGCTTAGACCCTTTAGCTCACCTGGCAAGATTAGATCAACAATGTGGATGACCTCATCGCTTGTAAGCATCCGGCCTTCGCCCTGCACCTTGTAAACTTTGCGGCCAATCTTGGAACGCTCAACATCTACTTTTTCAGGGTCAAGGTTTACTAGGTTGACAACCTGACCTTGTGCATCCCTAAAGACACGAGTGTAAGAATTGCCATGTACCAACAAGCTAGAAAAGACCTGCTGAAAGAACGCTGCCCTTGTGCTTAGGTCAACATCTGGTTGGTCCAACCAAACTGGTCGGGGGTTCAAAGGTCGGCG